GCCGATTGGTATCAAAAAGACATAGAGTATTGGGGTTTTGACTTCGAAACAACAGCCACTAAAAATTATTGGGGATCATGAGAGAATATTATACAGAAAGCTTTGTAGTTGACGGACATAGAGTCGGTGAAGTACATTATGATGCATTTTACAAACAACCTAAGCTGGTACTTAAACGAGATGGAGAACTTATAAAAGAGGTATACTTTACTTCTCTTGCTGTTGAAACATTAAAACACATGGCAAATAAGTGGGTGAGAGGCAATTTAAATCATGAAGATATTTGAATATAAAGATTACGAAGATTATAAAGCAGCACAAATAGAAGCAAACAAAGAAAAGCTAGATTATATTTGGGTCACAAATCATAGTATGGATGAGATATTTAAAAGATCTGGTCCATTTGTATCTCGTATCTTATGTCATGGTACAAGAAACGGAGCAGAACAAACTCTATTTGGTAGAAGATATCGCAGTGCAGAAATACTTGGTACAGAAATATCTGATACTGCAAAAGACTTTAAGAAAACTATTCAATGGGATTTCATGGAGCAAAAAGAAGAGTGGATAGGTAAATGGGATATCGTCTACTCTAACTCAATCGATCATTGCACTGATCCAGTTAAAACTATTCGCACATGGATAGAACAGTTACATCCTTCAATAGGAAAGTTATATATCGATCACGGTAATAATAAAAAAACTGGTACTAATCAAGCAAGAAGATGGGATCCATTAGAAATAGACGATAAAGAAATGGAAGAACAAATCAAAGAAGCAGGTGGTAGAATAGTTGAAACATTTCAGGGTAAAGGATCTTTTAGAAAAATAGAACAAATCTTTGATGATATAAGATTTACTGGAGAACCTACAAGAATTTACATGATACAACCAGCATAAATAAAACTATGAATTATTATACAGTTACATATGAAGTTGATGGACCAGACATTGCAAATGCAGCACATAATATTGCAATTGGTCAATCTATTGGAAACCCAAATATCAGATCTGCGATAGAGACTGCACAAAATATCAAAGACTTTGAGGCAATTGTAGAATCAGTTGAAGGTAATATCGTAAAGATTAAGTACCCACTCGATGCATTTACATGGCCTAACATCTCACAGTTACTTTGTATCATACAAGGTGGACAATCAGATATTGATTGCGTAAAGAGATGTAGAGTGCTAGATATCGAAGGCTTACCTTATATGAATAAACCTATTCTCGGGTTAAAAGAGTTTAAGAAAAGAGTCGGTGCAGAAGATAGACCACTATTCGGTGCTATCGTAAAACCAAAGTCAGGTCTAACAAAAGAACAATTACTTACTATCGTTGAACAAATGATTGACGGTGGTGCAGACTTTCATTAAAGAAGATGAGATTATGGCAAACAACTCATACTTACCTTTAATGGACAGAGTTGATGCTGTAGTCGACTTAATTGATAGAAAAAAATCAAATGTAGTTTATAGTTATTGTGTAAATGCAGATCCAATCCAATTAATGGATAACCTTTGTGATGTAGCAGATGGTGGTGGAGACTGTGTACATATTAACTTTTGGTCAGGTCTTGGTTCTTACAACACTTCAAATGAAGCAGGATTAATTACTCACTATCAAAGATCTGGCATACGAATACTAACAGATCCAGATAATAGATTTTCTATTGCCTGGCCTGTATTAGTTAAACTTGGTGTCATGTGTGGTATCGATACTATGCATGTTGGAATGTTAGGTGGTTACTATCCCGAGGGTGAATCTGAAGAGGAAACACTTGAAGCGATACAGATCATGGTTGACAATAATAGAACTCCTTGCTTAAGTTGTGGAATGAATCCAGAAACAGCAAGAGAGATTCGAGGCAATATTGGTAATGATTGGTTAGCAAACATAGGTGGATGGTTACACACAGGAGATTCCATTTATGAAAAATGTTATGAGATGAGGAAAAGCCTTGAGGATTACAAATCTTAATCAGTGCGTTCGTGGTTGGTTCATAGGAGACTTTCCTAATACAATTTTAAGAACCAAAGACTTTGAAGTTGCATTTATGAAATGGGAAAAAGGTCCATTTTCTGATATGCATTTCCAAAGAGAAGCCACAGAATATAATTTAGTTACAAAAGGTTCACTTAAACTAAACGGTAAGGTCTATAAAGAGGGAGACTTCTTTGTGTTTGAACCTTATGTTGTTTGTGAAGGTGAGTGGTTAGAATATACAGAAGTGGTTGTCGTAAAGACACCATCATGTCCAGATGATAAGCAGGTGGTAGAATGCAAGTAGTAATGTCAGCAGCAGGTAAAGGAACTCGGTTCTATAGTTGGAGTGATATTCCAAAACCCTTTGTTATGATCGAAGGTAAACCAATGTGGCAAAGGGCAATGCAACCATTTCTTTATTTAAATACACCTACAGTTGTATTCCATGAAAGCCATGAACCTTATTATGAGAAACCTGACTTTGAATGTAGGGTTATATGGTTACCTCATTACACACAAGGTGCAGCAGAGACAGCATTTTATGCAAGTTTAGATTGCAAAAGAGATGAATCAGTTGTATTTGTTGAATGTGATTCAGAATTAATTTACAGTGCAAAGTTTTGGAAACCAGAGGGTAGTTCAGGTTCATTCGTAACAAAGTCAACCAGTCCTAATCATAGTTACGTAAAAGTTGACGAAGATGATAACATATTAGAAGTAAGAGAAAAAGAAGTTATCAGCGAATGGGCAAACACCGGTCATTATTGGTGGGAATCAGTAAGAATCTTTCAAGAATTATTTGAAGATACACAAAAAGTAAGAGACGAATATTACATGGCTCCAATCTACAATGATGCTGTACAACAAGGTTATAACTGTAAGATACATCGTGCTGATATGTGGAATTGTTGGGGAACACCACAAGACATAAGCTTATATGTTGGTAGAAGAAATATATGAAAGTCGCAGTCGCAATTAATGGATTGTACAGGCCTAATGTAGAACCTGGTCCAAGAAAAACACATAATAAATTAGAGCAAGCATTTCCTGGTGCTGACTTTTATCATCACACATGGGACGAATATGAGAATACAGTTCCATTGGATTTTAGATATAATTTCTTTATGGATCCAGAACCTAAGATGGAATATCATGGTGTTACTGGCCATGTCGAACAAAGTAAACATGGTAAATGGCAACCTTATGTAGAAAGAAGAATCCATCATGCAAAACATGCACAGAGTCATAAACAAATAATTGGATTTGCAAAACTTTTTGAAAAAATACCAGAAGAGTATGACATTATTGTAAGAACAAGATGGGATACTCATATTAATTTAAGAGTTGATTGGAATCAATATATTGAAAGAGCTGCAGAAGAAGGTCCACTAGGATTTATGACAAGAAATTCTAGAGGTGCACAAATGACAGATCGTAAAGTTACAGAATTACCCAAAGATGTAAAAGATGTAAATAACGATTGGTATTGGTATTTACCAGATGTATTGATGATATTTCATCGTAAATGGTTTGATCCACAAAGAGTCTATGACTTACATAATAATAAAGCACTATGGGGTGCAGAATGGGGATGGTTCCAAGTTTTAAGTTTACCACATGGAGAAAATGGTAATCATACAAGCTTTTTAGGCGGAGCACAGATAGCAAGATGAGTCTAGCAGATAGTTTAAAAACAATTAATGCAGCTACGAGTGTAAAGCAAGAATTTAAACCTTCTAAAATTACAAATGAGGATCGTAAGCATAGAATCAAGGCTTTTATCATTACACTATTCAATAATGGTGAAGCTACTCAAGCCACTCGTAGATTACTTGAATCAATTACTGAATCTGGTTCTTGGATAGATCCTTTTATAATGGATGCAACAACTCCTCGTTGGATTCGAAAACATTTGACAAGAATTTACGACGAGAAAACTGCAAACGAGATACAATACACTTGGCCTATTGAAGGTGAAAACTATTGTAAACAAACTGGATTATTTAGAAGAGCATACAAAGCAAGTGATTATAGAAAAATAATGGCTTGTACAGTTAGTCATTTAAGATTATGGAAACTGTGCGTAGAAATTGATGAACCAATTATGATATTGGAACAAGATGCTGTTATTATGAGAACATTTAGATATGATATGTTGTCTGATCATGGTTTTAAAGGAATATGCGGATTAAATGAACCGTTTTATGCAACAAGAAGACCTTCAATGTTTCATACTAATGCACAAATATATTTAGATGAGAAAGGAATTGATGGAAGGAATTTCGTCGGTGTAATTCCTTGTCCTTCAGTAGATTCTGTAGGAGATCCTCCATTACCTCAAGGCCTTGCAGGAAATTCAGCTTACGTCATCATGCCATGGGCAGCTAAACTTCTTATAGATAAAACTGCAGAGCTTGGAATATGGCCTAACGATGCTCTTATGTGTAAACAGCTATTTCCATTTTTACAAGTAAGTTTTCCTTATTACACAAGAGTTCAGAGACTATCATCAACGACAACAAAATGAAGTATAAGCCAACAATAGAAGAAACTAAAGCAATAAAGTATAAAGTAATTGCAATCGAGGATAATCCTCAATCAATGGCAAGTGCTGAACGTTGTATTAGGTCAGCAAAGAGCGTTGGTATAGAAGTTGAGATGGTTGCAGCTTTTACTCCAAAAAATAATCCATTACAGCATTTTAAAAATAATAAACTCCCACTTGAGAGATTTGAAAAAGATGCTAAACAATATTCAAGATTTGAAAATGTTTTATCGTGTTTTCTATCACATTGGAGATTGTGGAGAATGGCATATAGAAAAAATCAAACAACTTGTATATTAGAACACGATGCTTTTTTCTTTGATACAGTACCAGAAAATATTAGCTTTCAATACTGTGTCACAATAGGTAAACCAAGTTATGGAAAATTTAACTCACCTACAAAACTTGGTGTCGGACCACTTGTTCATAAGAGATACTTTGGTGGTGCTCATGCTTATATCGTAAATCCAGAAGGTGCAAAATTATTATTTGATAAAGCATTTACACATGCAGGTCCAGCAGATGTCTATTTAAATTTAGATAACTTTCCATGGTTAGAAGAGTATTATCCTTGGCCTGTAGAAGCAAGAGATACATTTACGACAATACAAAAAACTGAAGGATGTTTAGCAAAACATCAGTATAACGAAAACTATGCAATTATCTAAATGTGTACTTACTGGCTGTGATGAGAAAAACTCATGGATGCTTGAGTGGTTCTTAAAGAATTATACAAAGCATAACGATACACCTATTTGTTTTGCAGATTTTGGTCTGTCAGAAGAGACGAGAGAATGGTTACATATACAACCAATCGTTCAAAGTATTATAGAAGTAAAACCAGATAAAGGTAAAGGCTGGTTTCTTAAACCTAAAGCAATGATGGAGAGCCCTTATGAATATACATGTTGGATTGATACTGACTGCCATGTCTGTGGCGATATCAGTGGGATTTTTGACTATGTTGAACCGAACAAACTTGCAATGGTGGAAGATTTTCCTTGGTCTAAACGAAGAGGAGAAACCTGGCACAACTCGGGAGTCGTAGCATTTCAAAGAACTCCAGTTATACTCGACATGTGGAATAAAGCATGTAAAGATGGAGTAAGAATTGGTCGAATGTTAGGCACTGCTGATCCAGGTGACCAAGATGTCCTACATTATTTGATGNATACGCCACTTAAGAGAAATATACATATAGTTGACTTACCAAATAAGTACAACGTAACAAGAGTTCAGCATATTGATAATACTGTACCAGAAAATGTGGTCATATATCATTGGACAGGACACAAAGGTAAATTAAAAATACAAGAGATGATTGATAATGGAAGCTAAAGAAATAATTCACGTAATTGGCAATGGAGACTTAGCTACGCTTTATACTCCAGCCAAAGGATTAAAGATTGTATGTAATATGCCAGCATTTCAAGTAGAAAATGTGTATGCAACATGTATGGTTGATTATAAAATGATGGCATGTTTGCATGAAGGCAATGTAAAGTTAGACATGTATAGTTGGGTTCTTGGTGTTAGACCACGTCATTGGATGGAAATGAAACCTGACTTTTATATGAAGTATGCTCACTGCGTTAAAGAATTTTATCCTACAGTTCCAGACTATGCTGAAAATCCAACAAACTTTAATTGTGGCCACATGGCTGTACACTATTCAGCAAACAAACTAAAAGGCAAACAGATTCATATGTACGGATTTGATACTCTATTTGATTTCAATATTCGTTCATCTACTGATACATATCTTAACTCTGATCGTTCGAATCAGAATAACTACCGACTCATTGGTAATTGGAGACCAATATGGCCACAGATTTTTAAAGAGTTTAAAAATACTGAATTTGTTCTCTATCATTATCATAATGATGTGAAAATTAAGCTGCCAGACAACGTCAGAGTCCAGATCAGGAACGCTAAAACCAAAAAAAATATGTAAGTCTTTGATTTTATTAGAGATTTAGGCTATGTACATCACACATTATTTGTGGTATACTGGTTACATCTAAAATGAAATAGGAGAAAATATGGCGCATATGGTAGAAACAATGGCTTACGCAGGTAACGTTCCTTGGCATGGACTTGGTGTACCTGTAGAAAATAACTTAAGCCCTCAAGAAATGTTGGATGCAGCAAATCTAAACTGGAAAGTTGAAAAGCAAGATCTTGTTACTTCAACTGGTATTCCAGTCAAAGGTAAATCTGGCCTAGTACGTACTTCAGATAATTCATTGCTTGATATTATCGGTACAGATTGGAATCCAGTTCAAAACATCGAAGCTTTCGAGTTCTTTCAAGACTTTGTAAGTAATGGTGATATGGAAATGCACACTGCAGGATCTTTAGACAACGGTAAAATGGTTTGGGCACTTGCAAAAGTGAACGATGGTTTTGAATTGTTTAATGGTGATACAGTTGAAAGTTATCTACTTTTTTCAAATCCTCATCAATATGGTAAAGCAATCGATGTTCGATTTACACCAATTCGTGTAGTATGTAACAACACTCTTACATTATCTCTTGAAACAACAGCAAAAAACAGTGTTAAAGTAAATCACAAAAATGTCTTTAATGGTGAGATGGTCAAAGAAATGCTTGGTGTTGCTCATAGTAAACTTGAAAACTACAAAGAAATGGCAGAATTTCTTGGTTCGAAAAGATATACTAAAGAATCTATTACTAGTTACTTTGATAATGTCTTTCCAATTAGTTTTCGTGGTAAAGGTGAAGCAAAGAAAGAATTGAGTAACAATGCAAATAGAGCATTACAAGTACTCAACACTCAGCCTGGTGCAACTCATGCAGAAGGTTCTTTCTGGCAAGCATTCAATGCAGTTACTTATTTAACTGACCATGAACTTGGTAGAGATGCAAACAGTCGAATCAAACAATCTTGGTTTGGTTATAATCAAAGACTAAAAACGAAAGCTTTAGAAACTGCGGTGCAATATGCTGAAGCAGCCTAAAGTTTGGTATGTTAAGTGGTTCGCTACCATCATGGTGTTGGTAGCGATCACCTTTCGGTCAGCTGGATNTAATGAAGTCTTTCATATGATTGATATGTTATGCACACTCAGTGGTACACTTGGTTGGTTATACGTATCAATTGTATGGAAAGATCGAGCATTGATTATTATGAATACAGTTATTTTTATTATTATGGCACAAGGAGTAATTAGAGTACTCGGATCATGAATATTTTTTACTTAGACGAAGATCCTAAAGTTTGTGCACAATATCATTTGGACAAACATGTTGTCAAGATGATTGTTGAATATGCACAACTTATGTCTACTGCTCATAGAGTATTGGACGGTGAGGAATACTATGATTTGTCAAAGAATAATCGTAGAGTAAAGCGATATCGTTTGAATGACAAATATATGGATCGAGTCATTTACAAAGCATGTCACATTAATCATCCAAGTACAATTTGGACAAGAAGCTCTAGTGAAAACTACAAGTGGCTATTCAAGTTATGGAATGAATTGTGCAAAGAATACACTTATAGATATAAGAAACAGCATTCTACATTTTTGAAATTAGGTGTAGATCTTGTGAAACTTCCTAAGAATATTGAGAAGGGTGATTTTTATCCACCTACACAAGCGATGCCTGATTATTGTAAAGATGAGAATGCACTTACTGCATATCGTAAGTACTATATTAATGAAAAAATGTATATGGCAAAATACACAGGAAGGGAGTTACCTGAATGGTTGAAGATAGCAAATTTGTAATCGTAACTGGTGGAAAAGGATTCATCGGTAGTCACTTAGTTGAAAGACTATTAGATGAAGGATATTTCGTCAAAGTTATTGATGATGAAAGAATTGGTAAGTATGAGATTAATCATCCCGATGTCTTATATGTAAAAGAAGATGTAGCTAACTACGTTGCAGTTGAAAGCGATAAGCGAGCACATGCAATATTTCATTTAGCAAATAGTCCAAGAGTGAGAAGATCTTATGACTATCCTGTTGATACATTGAGAAATAATTTAGATACAACTCTTAGCGTTGTACAAATGGCACTTGACATTGGTTGTCCATTATACTTCTCTACTTCATCATCAACTAAATATGCTGAATCAACAAATCCTTATACATTATCAAAGAAAATGTGTGAAGATATTATACTTATGTTTAGACATAAATATAATGTCGAATCAACGATGATGTATTATTATAATGTGTTTGGTCCAGGTGAAGCAGACTATGGTCCATATAGTACAGTTATTCGTAGATTTAAGCAAAAGATTCAAGCAGGAGAACCAATGGCCATTTTTGGTGATGGTTCAAAGAAAAGAGCTTTTACACATGTATTAGATGTTGTTGAAGGAATGATGGAAATGATGGACATGCCATTTGTTCCTGATGAGGTGCATTTAGGTAATGCTAAGAATGTCAGCATATTGGATATTGCAAAGGCATTTGATCATCCTTATGTGTTTGAAGATAATATGCCTGGNGAAGCACAAGAAACATACTGTGAGAATCCAATTATTGATTGTAAATTTGATGTTGAGGAGTATATACGACAATGGGTAAAGGATCGAAACAAAGACCTTTAGGAGTTCCAAAAAAGCAGTTTAACGAAAACTGGGATAAAATTTTTAAGAGGAATCGTGAAAAAAATAAATGATTGGTATGTTCCAGATGGAGATCAATATTCACGAGAAAAGATGATTGAATCAAGACTTGAGCTGTATAAAGTTCAGACTGATTGGCTAAAAAAACATATAAGATATACTAACCTTTATATTGACATTGGAGCAAATTTTGGCCATACTATAATTCCTTTTAAAAAATTGTTCAAAAAAATAGTAGGTTTTGAAATAACTCCAGCTAATTTTCAATGTCTAATTGAAAATACAAGAAAAAGTCCTAATGTTGTTTGTTATAATTTAGGGTTAAGCAATCAACATACAATGGTAAATGTTTTAGAATATAAAACTGCTGGATCTGTTAATACAATTCAAAGCACTAGACTTATAACTGACTCAAGTAAAAATAGATCTCCTATGGTTGTGCAGAGACCAGTTACGACATTAGATCTTATGTTTCCTACTGAAATAGCAAGTTTTATAAAGATAGACGTAGAAGGACATGAAGTTGAAGTAATTAAAGGAGGCAGAGAACTTATCTCTAGATCACAAGGGGTGTTATATATAGAAACATCAGATAAAAATAGAGAATCCCTTTGCTCTTTATTAGATGATTTTGGGTGGAAATATATTTCGCGAAAAGGAAAAAATGATTTTTTATTTAAAAAGCGATGAAAATTGGAATAAAATATTTAAGAGGAAGAATGAAAAAAATAAATGATTTTTGGCTTCCTGAGAATGACAGATATTGTCATCCTGTCACATACGAAAGACGACGACAGTTATATGAATCACAGACTGGTTGGATTAAAAAACATATAAGATATAAAGATCTGTATGTTGATATTGGTGCAAACTTTGGGCACACTGCTATTCCTTTTGCAGATGTATTTAAAAAGATAGTATGTTTTGAAATAACTCCAACAAATTATGAATGTTTAGCAAAAAATACAGAACCATATCCAAACATTCAATGCTTAAATGTAGGATTGAGTAATGTAGCAGGACAAGTGGATATAATGGAATATCCTACAGCAGGTTCTGTTAACACAATTGTTGATACGAGATTAGCGAGAAGTGAAAGAGGACACGTTGTAAAGAGAAACGTTGTTCCTTTAGATTACATACTACCATACGAAGTTGCAGGATTTGTAAAAATCGATGTAGAAGGACATGAAGTTCAAGTTATTGAAGGAGCTCAAGAGCTTTTATCAAGATCAAGAGGATTAGTTTACATCGAATCGGTTGATACAAAAGAAAAGGTCAAAGAATTGCTACATGAGTTAGGTTGGAAATTTATGTTTAGACACGGATTCCATGATTTAGTATTCAAGAAAAGAGGTTAACTCTTATAAATGTCTTGAATGTAGTCTTCGAATTGTTCTACTTTATCTAATCTATTTGGCCAGTATATGTAATTTTTCTCAGGATTTTTCTTGAGATTTGTGAGAAGAGGTTGTACAGCATTGAATAATTTATCTAATTTATCTTGTGTACTCGCAACAGTAGCAGATACAGTTTCCACTTCTGCTGAAGCTTTCTGTACTACTTCTAATTCCTCTTCTGTTACAGCTGTAAAGCCAAAGTCAAATATATCACTCATAGCTATATTTATGCAAGTTATTGATTTCATTAGCAAAAGAAAATATCTAACAAAATCATACACTTATGCAAGTTATTGATTTTATTGGAGATATAGTTGCAAAAAAACATGTACAATAATGTTATTTTATAGGAGAATAACCATATAACAACAAGGAGTATATATTATGCAACAAATATTTGAACACAATCAAAAAATCTTAGAAAATCCACCAACACTTAAATCAACTCAAAAGTTTTCGCTTATGAATACTACAAATAACACTTACTTTTCGATTTATTCTTTAAGCGCTTTGAAAAAACACTTTGACGAAAATCCTTTACATTTGTCAACTCACATCATTCAAATCGCTGTAACAAATGTTGGAAATATCGACGAATAGGAGAAACTTATGATAAACTTATGTGCTGAAGTAATTGACGCAGTTGAAAACAAACGTATTCCAAAAGATGCTTTATTAGCTGCTCTTTTGAGAATAGTTGGTAACGCAGATCTTAGAACAATATTAGAATCTCATGATTGGATTTATGCTCTTGAACGAGGTGATGAACTTCCTGAGTATAAAGAAAAAGCATTCAATGTTGATGATCTACAGTGGAACAATGATATGGAGGACAATGAAGATGACTGATGATGAGTATGCACAACAACTTGATTTTTTTAATCAACAACAGTCTTATCGACAAACTCTTATCGAAGAAGATGATAAGAAAGAAATGGATTCACAGTTTCGTAAAGCTGTGACAGAAGCAAGAACTAATTTTGGAGATACACTTACTTTGAATACACTCGTAGATATCGTTTTAAAGAGAGAAAAGAATACTATGAAATTATATGATCTTTGGACTGAACTTGAAAGAGAAGTAGAAGAGAGAAGTACACCTAACTTGAGTGCNTGGTAATGAATATATTTTTTGAAGGTAGATGGCCACAACAAGAAAGATTCGAACAATACGTAGGTGATGTGTTGAATCATTTCTTTAAAGGCAAATTAAAACGAGAAATTGACATACATCTTAGACTTGTAAGGAAACAAACTGACTTAGGTTATTGTGTTGGTGATCGTAATGAAGTAACGATCGAGATATGTAGAAATCATGAAAATCATGGTGGACTCATTCCAATCAATGATCTTGCAAAAACTCTTGCACATGAATTGGTTCATGCCAAACAATTTATACGAGGTGAGATCAATGACAGAAACTATATCTATGGAAAGAAGGATTATAAGCATGCATCTTATCGTCAACAACCTTGGGAACATGAGGCATATATGCTAGAAGATTTCTTACACAATCTTTACTGGATAAATAGAAAGTACTTAGACTTAACGTATGAGGTATTTCAATAATGGCAAGAAGGAAAACTAAAACAAGAGCAAAGAGACGAACAGGATTAGCTGCAGTTCCTCTTGATAGTTTTGAAAAATGTAGATATCACTTCTTTGAAGAGATTGATTCAAAAGATAAAACTAAAATCATCAAAGATTATATTAAGAAAAGCTATAAAAAGAAAGAAGTACAAATTCTCTTTTCTTTGAGTGATGATTATTTTAGAGCAAGTGATGTTGCTGCTACAATCTTTTGGTTGAATACTGGTTTGGAAACAAATGAAAGGTTCGAAGAGGCACTCAATTATATTCGTAATGAATATATTCCAAAGAAGTTACAGAGTGCTAACTACGAATCTCAAATCAATCATACTCCACCTAAAAAAGAAACTGCAGATAGAGAAGTTATCTCTGTAGCAGAAAGACTTGCACAGAAAGTCAATGATACTGTACTTGTTGAAATCGATAAGTTGTATGATGCATGGATAAAAGGTGAAGATTATGATATAGATCTTTATAACATATTCTTAGTAAATGGTTTGAAAGGACAAGCGACAAAGCAAGTCAAAGATTGGATTACTCAAGACTATGAACAATACAAAGCTGCTCTTGATAAAACAGATGATTTTATGGTAGAATCATATTCACACGTACCAGCAAAAGAGAAAAAGAAAAGAATTAAGATTTTTGAAACAATGCTACAAGACTTAGAAAGAATTAAGCATACATCGATTATGCAAAGAAAAGTTAGAAAGCAAACTGTCAAATCTGCAGACAAACAAGTTTCAAAAATGAAATATAAAAATGCAGATAGTGATTTCAAATTACAATCGATTAATCCTATTTTGATTGTTGGATCGCATAGATTATATGCATTCAATACGAAGTATAAACGATTGACAATATTGAAAAGTGAGGTAGGTTTTGAAGTAAGTGGTTCAACCATAAAAAACTTTGATCCTACATCAATCGAGGTAACACTAAGAAAACCTGAAGAGATACTTCCAATCATTTTAGGAAGAGCAGATAAAACTATCGATCAAACCATTGATGCTTTGTCTACGAAAAAACGTGAAGCTAATGGAAGGATAAATAACGATACTATATTATTGAGGGCTACATAATGGTAAATTCACCTTTTATGACAAAAAAGAAGTTTAGTGAGATGGTTGAAAAAGAAGTAAGATACAGACGAATGACTTATATGGATGCAATCATTTTTGTCTGTGAAGAGAATAAGATCGAAGTGGAAGATGCTCGTAAATATGTCACACCGATTATTAAATCTAAATTAGAAACTGAGGCAATGGACCTCAATTTTATTCCTAAAAAGAACACACTATTTTGAGCGACGCATTATTTACAATATCAAACGTAATTGATGAAAATGCCATAGAAGATCTAAGGCATTTCAAAACTACTGTTGGTTCGCATGATGCAAAGGTTACAAAGGGTGATGGAGGTATATATAAAGATCTGAGAGATGCAAAGGTAAAGGAAGTCAGTCATTTAGATTTCCCAGATGTGTGTGAGAATATACTTGATATTGTACCTATACACAGACCTAATCTCTTCAAAGATCATCATTACATTGGAGAATTTAACTATCTAATGTATGAGGTAGGTGGTCACTTTATAAAACATAGAGACTACCTCAATAAGAATAATGGAGATCCTTTTAGTAATAGGATATTCAGTACGATCACTCTTCTCGATAAATCAGATGATTTAGAAGGAGGTGATTTATTGGTTTGGTCACGTGAAGATGATCAACCATGGAAAGCAGAATTGGAAATTGGTGAAACAATAATATTTCATGCAATGAAGTTTCATCAAGTAACTCCAATAATTCGTGGTACAAGAGAAGTTCTCGTAGCATGGATTTACTTGAAAAGATAGATGTACATCTATATTATATTATGATACAATGGTTAAACATTATGAATAAAGTGGATAATTCAGTTAATACAAAAATATATAGGAGAAAATATGTCGTTTGAAAATTTAAAGACAAATAATGACCAAATCCAGAAGTTGCTTAATGCAGCACAAGAAGCTGGAGGAGGTAAGGTCGAAAAGAAAGATTACAATGATGATCGTTTTTGGAAGCCAACAGTAGACAAAGCAGGCAATGGATATGCAGCTTTAAGATTCTTACCAGCACCAGAAGGTAATGAGTTACCATGGGTTAGATATTGGGATCATGGATTTAAAGGTCCTACTGGTATGTGGTATATCGAGAAATCTCTCACTTCAATAGGTCAACAAGATCCAGTTTCAGAGATGAATACAAAACTTTGGAATAGTGGTCGCGAAGAAGATAAGCAGATTGTTAGAGAACGTAAACGTAGATTGCACTATGTGTCAAACGTTTATGTTGTT